AAGACAAGACGTGACGTTCGATGCGAACGGGAACCTTGTCAAAAAAGACACCCCCCGGTCCTAAAACGGCTAAACTAGGCCGTTTAAACAACGACGTCGGGGTGTAAAAAAATATATGACCGAAAAATGAGGAAAAAAGCTCATCTTCCTCGAACTCTTCTGAACTGTCAGCAAAGTTGGCTGAACAACGACGAAAACGCACAAGTTTGGTTTCTATGAGACGAAGAAAACCATGCACATAAACAAGAGGTGAAAATATGTCAAGAGCTCCAATCCCGGCAAGTTTGCGGGATCCAAAAAAATCAAAGACGTCGATCGTCAACAACAAGACGCGACGAGCAATCGAAGATAAACTCAGGGGATCAAACCCGAAGCTCACTCCACCAAAGTGGATGACGAAAGAAGGCAAGAAGGAGTACCGGAAGTTTGTGAAGATCTATCGCGATCTTGACACGAACATACTGTCCGACTTGGACGTACCAACACTTGCTCAATATTGTGAAGCCCTGGTGATCTACCAGGAAGCACTTGAAACATACAATCTGTATCATCACGAAGACGACTTGAAGACGATGGAGCGTCAAAGCAAACTGATGAGTTCACTATCCGGGGATCTATGTATCACTCCGGTTGCACGAGCTCGGATGGGTATATTGACGGTGAAGCGCGAGTCGCAACGACACGAAGACCGGAAAGGTGCTTTGGCGGCAATGAAAGAGACGGACTAGTCCGTGAACTATGTCCAGGAATACATCGACAAAATCAAATCCGGAGAAATCCTCGTTCCTAAGAAGATTCGTAAATGGTATGTCAATCACATTGAACCCATCATCAACGATCTTCATCCAAAGTATTACTTCAACGAGGTTCGAGGAGAACGATTCATCACATTTGCTGAAGATTTCTGCCGCCAATCAAAAGGTGAATGGAGCGGGCAACGGATTGAGTTGATGTTGTTTCAAAAAGCAAAGTATCAATCACTGTTTGGTATCCTGGAACGTGAAACAAATCGTCGTCGATTTCATGAAGTGTTTGATGTTCGAGGGCGCAAGAATGGGAAAGCATTATCTCTAGATACTCCAATTTTGACAACTTCCGGATGGAAATCAATGTCTGAAATTGAAGTTGGAGATTTTGTGTTTGGCGCTAGCGGAAATCCTGTAAAAGTAATTAACACGTCAGAAGTGTTCTACAATCACCAGTGTTTTGAAGTTGTATTTGAAGATGGTGAAAAAATAATTGCTGACGCGGATCACATATGGACGGTAGTCGTCAGAAAATCAAAAAGAGGCTACCAAAATGTTACAACTAAGGAAATGGTAAATGATTTTGTTCATTTACGAAAAGATGGAAAAGGGAAAGAATATAAATACCGAGTACCGCTAGCAAAACCATTAGTGTATAGTCATAAGTCGCTACCGATAGACCCATACTTACTAGGTGTATGGTTGGGAGATGGATCAAAGAACGAACCTGAGATTTACACAAACGGTAAAGACGTAAAACATTTGATGATCAATTTACAAAGTTCCGGATTCACTCTAAAGTATCGAAGTTACGGCGAAAACAAAAAAATCATCGATATTGGAAAACGTGGATGTGGTTATAAAAATCCATTCACCACGTTGCTTAGAGAATATAATCTAGAAAACAACAAACATATACCAGATGTGTATTTTCAATCTTCCTATGAACAACGAATGCAATTGTTGCAAGGATTAATGGATACTGATGCTTATTGTGAAAAACATGGACAAGTTGAGTTTGTTCAACAAGATAAAAATCTGACAAACCAGGTAAGTGAACTACTAGCTTCTCTTGGAATCAAACACACTATACGTGACAAACAAGTCACTTTGGGGAACAAACATTACCACGCCTACTCAATATTATTCTTTGTTGACAAATCCAAAAGTTGCTTTAAACTACAACGCCACCACCAGAGACTGAAGGATGCGTTGGCTCCGAGGATGCGGAACAAGAGCATAGTTGATATTCGACAGGTTACGTCGGTCCCAACTAAATGCATAACTGTAGATAGTTCGGATCATTTATATTTGGCGGGACGAAGATTGACGGTTACACATAATTCAACAGAGAATGCAGTGCTTGGACTTTATCAGACCTACATGGAAGACGGCGCAGAAGTATATGTCGCTGCAACCGTTTCTCACCAAGCGCGCCGCGTTTGGGAAGAGTCAAGAAATATGATTGAACAAGATGACGTCCTCCAAGATGTGTTCAAGACGAGACAGTTTCCATCGGCAACTATTGAAGCAGTAGATTCATATTCGACATACAAGTACCTGTCGAAGAATGTAAAGACGTTTGACTCGTTCAACGTATCAACAGCAATAATCGATGAGGTCCATGAACTGTCACGTGACATCTATGACCTACTGAAACAAGGAACATCCTCGAGACAGGAGCCTTTGATCTCAATGATCTCGACCGCTGGTTTTGTTCGAGAAGGACTTTTTGATGACAAGTACGAGTATGCGGAACAACTCATCGATGGAACATTGGAACCGGCCGATGAAAGATTGTTTCCGCTGATCTATGAACTAGACAAGGGAGACGACTACACGGACGAGTCCGTTTGGATCAAAGCGAATCCAGGACTCGGAGTCATCAAGAATGTTGAGACTCTTCGTGATTTTGTTATTCAAGCTCAAAACGAAAAGAACTTCCAGGCAACCGTAAAGACCAAGGATTTCAATATCGTTGGGCTTGATAACAAACGTTGGCTTGAAGTTGAAGACATTGACAATCCGATTGTGTACACAGAAGAAGAACTCAAGAAGTTCGATAATACTGTTGTGCTAGGTGGATTCGACCTTTCAAGAACGAATGACATTACCGCTTTTGGAACACTGCTATTCGATGAACAAGAAAATCGCATCATCGCAATCGTGATGTTTTGGGTTACATCGAAGTATTACGAGGAGCAAATTAAGACCAACTCACCAGTTCCTTGGAAAGCTTGGTTGGATCGCGGGCTGATTCGCATCAGTGGAACCGATTTGATTGATTACCACGATGTCGCGAACTATGTCGCATCCAACTTCCAACAGCGTGGCTGGATGTACCAGCACATCAACTATGACCGCTACTCCGCAAACTATCTCATCGAAGAACTGGCATCAATGGGTTATGCAAAAGGATCGTGTCTTATACCAACTGCCCAGGGCGCAATCACGTTGTCGGTACCGATGCAAGTTATGGAGTCTCATCTTAAGTCAAAGGTGTTGTGCTACCAAAACAATCCAGTTCTGAAATGGATGTTCACGAACATCGAACTTGTCCAAGATCGGAACGGAAACTACATGCCCAAAAAAGCGGGAGACAAGCGGGGACGCAAGATCGATGGTCCGGCAGTTATCCTGAACGCATACGTTTCACTTTGCAATAACATGGAATACTTCATGTCAAAATAGTCTATCGAAAAGGAGGTTTAGCATGGGATTCTTCGACTTCTTATTTGGGAAGAACAAGTCGATTGAAGTGTCGAACACATCGATTGAAAACTTGTTCACACCATACTTCACAGGCAATTATGATCCGGAGCTGAACACCACATACACATCGATCTGTGATGCTCATGCGCGACACCTTTCGAAACTGAAACCAAAAGTTTTTTATAAAGACGAACCATCGAACAACAAGAAGCGATTGAACGAACTTCTGACATTGAGGATGAACCCTCACATGAGTGCATCGACTGCAATTGAGATGATTGCACGCGAGTACTTCATGACAGGGACATCGCTGGTATACATCGAACGCGACTACACGAACCTGAGCGAGAACATTGTTGGGTTTTGGCCGCTTGATCCGGACAAGAACTCTTTGCAGACCATGAAGAAGAATGGTCGCCTACTGATTCGTTTTGTTCTGGACGGGAAAACCAGGACCATAGGCGAAGAGGATCTACTCGTCTTGGTTCGAAACGCGAAGCCATCTTCCTTCTTCGGACAGATGTCAAAGTCGATTGATACCGTGTTGAAAGTCATTCAGACTCAATACGAAGGTATCGATCAAGCGATTCGGGTAAGCGCCTTTGTTCGGTTTCTAATCTCGGGATCAACCGTTTTGAAACCGGAGATCAAGAAACAAAAAGCAAAAGACTTCGCTGAAGCATACCTGGGAGCTGATTCGACCGGTGTCGCATTTGTGGACAACGCAGAAAAAATCATTCCAGTAAACTCGAAACCGTTCGTTGCTGATGAAAAGCAGATGGAACACTTCAAGAAGGAAATCTACAGTTATCTTGGAGCGAACGAGAAGATTCTCACGGCATCGTTCACGGAAAACGAGTGGCAAGCCTACTATGAATCGTCATTAGAACCATTCGTTGTCAAACTACTGGATGAGTTGAATTACAAGATTCTGACTCCAAACGAGCGTGCCTCAGGCAATAAGGTGAAGGCGGATGTCAATCCGATTCAGACCGCAAGTTTTCAGACGCGGATCAACATCGCCAACGTCATGCTGAAGCTGCCGGTCGTCAAGCCGAATCAGATTGCAGACCTACTTTACTTACCTCGTCTTGAAAATGGAGACAAGGAGTTTGGTTTCTTGAACTACACGGACGCAGACAAAATGGATGAGTATCAGGATGTTGACGATCAAGACAAGCCGGTCGATAGACCAAGTCAGGAGGAGTAACAATGGGCAAGACAAGAAACGATCTGTTCAAGAAAATGCATCGACAAGGGTTACCGAATGAGTACCGGCATGTGATGCAAGTACGCGCACTCGGAGAACAAGATGGAAATGAGGACAAGATGATTGTTGAGGGAAAAGCAGTTACCTTCAATGAAGAAACCGTCTTGTTCAAATGGGGCGGAGTCGAATACAAGGAAATCATTGAGGATTCGGCGTTCGAAAACACCGATTTCAACGATGCGTTCCTGAAATATAATCATTCGGATGACATCATGGCGATGGCGAGATACAAAAATGGCACATTGGAGATTGACGTCCGAGATGATGGAGTCTATATCAAAGCCGAGCTGGCAGATACGACTGCTGGCCGTGATCTATACACACTCGTGAAACGCGGTGATATCGACAAGATGAGTTTCGCATTCACCATTGAGGAGGAGTCCTTCAATGAGAGCGAGTCGACCTGGACCGTTCACAAAATCGACAAGTTGTACGACGTCGCTGCGGTGACCGTTCCAGCGTACGAGAACACTGATCTGTATGCCCGTCGCTTCGATGAGGTGGAGGCCCATCGAAGACAAGAAGCGGAGGCTTCTGAACTGGCAAGAAAGCGTCGCGCTGCTGAACTCGAGTTTGAACTCGATCAGGCTTTGAACAAATACTGAAATCCACAAGGAGGAAACCATGAACATTCTACAGCAAATTCGAGCAATCAATGAAACCTTGGCCAAACTCAAAGAAGAGGTCAAAGAAGCCACTCAAGAACGCCTGGCTGCGATCGAATCCGAAAAGGACAAACTGATCAACGAACGGGATGGCTTGATGGAAAAATACCGTCAGCAAATCGAAACCGACTTTGAAAACGGTGAAGAAATCGACTCTCCGGTCGAACTCAATCAACGTCACCAACAAGAGGCAATCGAGAAACGCGCTCGTGATCTTCTCGAGAAACGCGCCATTTCGATTGACAGCGTCGACCTTCTGTCGAATCAAGGACAAAGCAACACTCTGAACCAATCCTTCATCGTTCCGTCCAATCTCGTCGATGCGATCGGCATCAAATCGATGATTGGCATCGAAACGTACGAGAAGGCATACGTCAAGACTGATCCTGAAGGTGTCTACACCGCCGAGGGCGTGGCCGCGGCTGCGACAGAACCCACATACGGTTATGCGACTCTTGGTCGGGCGAAAATCACCGCCTATGCCGAACTCCCCGAAGAAGTCGAAAAACTGGCTCCGGCCATGTACGTCACTGATGTGCAACGTTCTCTCGCACAAGCTCTCAAGATCAAACTTGGGAAACAGATCCTTCTCGGTGACGGTGCGACCAATCATCTGACCGGGATCAACAGCGCTGCTGCCATTCAGGCCGCGACCGATCTCGAAGTCAGCGCGATCGATGAGAACACCCTCGATGACATCATCTTCGCGTACGGCGGCGACGAGGAACTGTCTCCCGGAGTCCTGATTCTGTCGAAAGGCGCGTTGCGCGATTTCCACAAAGTACGCGGAACGAACGAAAAGAAGAAGGTCTACAACATCGATCTCAAAAACAAGACCATCGATGGTGTTCCATACATCATCAACAGCGCCTACAAAGCGCCGGCGAGCGCCGCTGCCAGCGAAGTCTTCATGGCATACGGTTCGCTGTCCAACTACGAACTCGCTGCATTCGCACCTGTCGAAATGAGCAAGTCTTCGGACTATAAGTTCAAAGAAGGACAAACGGCCTACAAAGCAGTCGGTATCTTCGGCGGTAACGTCGTATCTTGGAACGGATTCATCCGCGTCAAGAAACCTGCTGTATAAACTGATCACAATCAACGATAAAGGAGGCCTAATATGGGTGATGTACTAACAGTTGATCAAGTCCGAGATGCATTGTCTCTTGACTTCGATTATCCGACAGCGGAGCTGACTGAACTTGCTCAGACGGCTTCCTCTTTCTTGATTCGAAAAACCGGCTATGACTTCAGTCAGGATAGCCCAATCGAACCACTAGCCATTCAAGCGGCAAAACTATACGTCCGGCAACAGTTCTTTGGTGCCGATGGGTATAACAAAGAACACGACTATTCTTTAGGGTTGACAAGTCTGTTGATTGATCTTCAAAGTATCGCTCAGGAGAAGACGACAGCATGATTCATCTCAAGCGAGTAGTCCATCCGCTGAAGCCGCACAGTGTCCGGATCTACTCGGAAATCCAATCCGATTTTGGATTCATCAAGCAGTACATACATCCGATGGATACGAGTATTAAAGCGTACGTTCGTCAGTTGAGTGCCAATGAACAAATGTCATCTGATGCAGTTCGGAACGCATCGGAGTATGAGTTCACGATCTGGAAACGTGAGATCAAAGAAGACATGTACATCGAGTTCGACAATGGATTTGGGACCAAGGTTTATCAGATTGGATCTCCGGATCTATTCGAGTTCTTCCGTTCAGAGATCAAGTTTCGCGCAACCGAAGTGACACCCAAGACATACATTGAAACCAGGTGGACATGATGAGCAAACTGTATGATGCCTATAAGCAGATTCGGGATGCAGTTGAGGATGTCATGATTGATGCTGGGTTTGCAAGAGGAACCAGCAGTGATGTGGCTTCTCAAACGTCTGTGATGTTCTGGTTCATGAATCTAACATCAAAGGATGCAGGGCAGAAGCAAAAGTATATCACTTACAACATCCTATCGCTTTCACCAAATCATCGCGGTGATGGCGAAGTCCTGTCGAGACAAGCAGAAGTACAAATCAACATCTACTCCGCGCACGTCAACTGTGACAATGAGTTTCAAACGCTCAATAATGCTTTTCTTGCATCTACAGCATTCGGGAACTTCGAGTTCTCCGATCTCGGATATGATTCTGGGACTCAGTTGTACCGGTACTCATTCACCGTTCATTCAAATGTGATTGGTGATTACGTTGAGTAAACTCGATCTGGAACAACAATTCCAAAAGGAGATTCGCAAGTTCTCAAATCAGGCATTCGACATCGTTCAAGAAGCTCTTGAGGAAGAGGCAGAGTCATTAAAAAATCAGCTGGCAGCAATAACTCCGGTTGGACCCCGAGGCAGATTCAAAGCAGG